CCTCTAATTTTTGTATTCAATATCATTTTTTTGTCCCTCTATATTTAATTGTTTTAATGAAATATGATTTGAATCTATTCTGTCTATTAGACAATGCACTATATTCGATAGTCTATGTACAATTACCCCCATAAAAAACAACGCCAGTAAAAGGGGCAATGCTTTGATATAATATAAATACAAAATCAGCGCACAGAACAAGCCTACCCACACTGACGTACAGTAAGGACACTCTATAATTGTATGACAAAACTTTAAAATTTTATTATTCGATTCAAATAAAATTTTATGAAGCGGTAAAAATAAATCAGATTTAGATATAACATTAGTTATAGCTTCAGCTAATACAATAGTTAAAGTAAATACTATAAATAAACTCATACCCTTTTCCTTAAGATTAAATCATACCCGCCAAAATAGCGGGTATGATCATCTCAAATAAAATTATAACGACCTATCAATAATACCCATACCCAGCATACGTGGATCTAAGCATGCAAAGCCAATTTCTTCCCAACCAAAGAATCCAGCTTTCTGAACTCTAAGAAGAGTTGGATCATCATGAGCCTCATACTCTTTTCTAATAGGCATTACCAAAGAATCATTAACACTCATATCAAAACCAAGAATCTGAGTTTCACCAATAGTGTTAACTGTACCATCAGCATCAGTAATGTTAGGATTATCCAAATGATAAGCGTTAAAGTCATCGCTACCATCAGCAATAAATTTACCAAATGCAGATCCATTACCATTGATGTTATACAGACCAGTGGCACCTAAATGTTGAATTTCATGAAGTGTTACATTCCAAATATTACCCATTCCACCCGCCTGAAAAATTTCTCTTCGGGTTACAGGATCAATATCTGTATCAGTCCATTCACGAATATCAGCAGCATCTTCGGGCGAAACATAAAGATCAGTTAAAGTACGACCAGTTCGCTTAAAACCAACTATCATCTTATTAATCAATTCTTTAGACATTCATAATCAGCCATAGCTTTAGCTGCTTTCTCTGCTGCTCTAGCAGGAATATCAATTCTAGAATCACGTGCATATGTTACTTTCCAATCACCTGAAGCATCGATTGAAAATGTAGGAACATATACCTCTTCTCCGATCCCTTCTATAAAATTCTGAGCGACGTAACCAAGACCTGGAAGCACCCATACAGGAAGTTCAAAATCTTCCGCTACAGGATAACTTGCTTGCGCTCCTGGACCAAGCCTTTCTACAGCAAACAATTGTCTCATAATAGATTGTCGCTCAATCGCTTGAAGGATAGGAGTAGTTAGAGCGGCTGCAAACGCTTTATATGCCATAATCCCTTCAGGAGTATTAATAGCCGCAGTAGCCCTAAAAAGTTCTTGCATCTCTTTTCTATCCATAATCTAACTATCCTCCTAATAGTTTTGGAATGCGCTATAGTGCGCTTTAATCCAATAATATATATAACTATACTAACAGTTTAACTCTAATTGGATACAACGTTGTGTTGTTGACATTAGCCGTAACTTGAGCTGCGCTTGCACCTTTAACTACCACAGCCACATCACCTGCACCGCTATTAGTAGAAACATTGGAAATTTGTGACATTGTGCTAGCATTTTGATAAACACCCATCACTGAACCAGCATTAATAGCTGCTGTACTATAGTAATGAATAGTTTCCCAAATTCCCAAATGAGCTACACCAACAGGTGCTGGTTTAGTACCATTAATAACACCGTTATTATTATAACTAGGTTGTGCAATAACATCTGAAGATCCAAGATCTCCGGGCATCATAAAACCAGGAGCATGAATTGAATGGTACCCAGTTTTCACTTTCTGCATCAAAAACCCAAATGCTGGCTTATCTTCTGCATTAGTATAAATTTTAACGGTAGATTCAGTTTGGCTATCATCAAGATAGCACACTGAACCAGCGTATGCCAAAACATCTCCAGCTCCGCCAGTAGTCGAAGTCTGACCAGCTAGCTGACAAAACTGATTTTCCACAACTGGATGTCTAGGAATAAACATAATTACTGTTCCTCCTTACAAATATATTTCGATACTAACTATTTCATCTGCTCAGCTAGTGCTTTACCCAATTCTTTATACTTATTGAGCATTGTTTCAGCTGGAGCTTTTTCTAAATTTAATAAAGCAGCCATTGCCTTCATCGCATTGTTTGAATTAAACGCATCATCAACATCCGCATCAGCGGTTTCTTCAATATCGACATCGTCAACATCTGTATCTACGTCATTATCAGATGCCGTCTCTTCAGTATCAGCACCGTCTTCGTCAGATGAATTCGCATCTGTTGAAGACTCTAACTCTGATAAAATTGCTTTACGTAAATCAATACGCTCGGCTTTATAAGCTGCAAATTCTTTGTCTTCCATTTCACGAATCTTAGCAATCTGGGCCTCAACAGCTTTCTCATCAGTAGCAGCAACGCCTTCGCTCTTCAATTCCTCAAAACGAGCTTTAGCTTGTAGATCCTTTTCAAAATCTACTAGCTTATTTTCAGCCTCTTCCACTTTAGAAAGCAGTTCTTTTTCCTTATCTTCAAACTCAGATTTAGCTTGCTCAAGATTCTCAGATAATTCTTTATTATCATTAGACATATCTTCTATAGTAGCTTCGAGAGCTTCTATCTGTTCCTGTAATTTAGCTACTTCCTCATCTTTTGCCTCCAAAGATGTAGTAAGCTCAACAATTTTTTCAGCAGACTCAGTTAGAGCGCTCTCAGTTTCTTTTCGTAGATTGTCTTCCTCTTTTTTCTTAAAGACCTCTTCAACAGCGGTCTGTACGTCTTGAGTAAGTTTATCAGCCATGAAGCTAAACCTCCTATTAAAATAATAATATACTTAAAAAAATTGAACCAACCTCGTGTATGTAATTTATTTTATAAACCTATAAACCTTTAGCCATTTCCATTTCATTAATACTTTTTATTCGTATTTCCAAATCTGAGTATGCGCAGCGTGTGTAAAATTATAACCGATACCCAGCATAAACATAATATCAAACTCTAAATCTTGTGAAGCAGATCCACCTTTAAGTTTAACGATATTATTAACACTATCTTTATCAATATAATAATTCATAGCCGCACCGGCATCTGTTAATGGGGTCACCATAATAACAGCGTCCGCTGCTTTATGATCATTATATTTTACCCCGCTGGATACTATAACTTCACTAGTACCAGATGCCAATGTTACTGTTGTCCCCCATATAAATGGAAGTCTACGGCCATTACCAAGATTTCTAAACAGAACGGCTTCGCCATCTGCTGCATTCACTCTCACCAATTTAGCCGTACTTTTTTGTTTACCAGTCATTGCTTGTGGCATAGGCGGTTCCTCCTTAAATTTTTAATTATTCAATAGACTTTTTAATTGAGCTAAAAGATCGCCTCGTTTATCTTTTTTCTCAAATAAACTTAATCTATCTTTTATACAAGCTTTAGTAGCACTAGAAATTTTATTTCTTAAACAATCTGGATGATCTGCACCACGTGAAGGAGATGTACATTCTCGATCATATAACGTACACCAATCTTCGTGTAAAACTTTAACATCTGGTCCTTCGTAGGTAGCGTCTATAACACGTTTTTTGTAGCTTACACACAAACCTACACTTGTCTGACTTTCTACATCTGTGGTCGTAACACCACCTGGATCAGCCGCTGGTGAATTGAACTCTTGGGCTGTTTCCTCTGTCAAATCTTCCATTTCCACTATAACAGCGTCTGAAATTATATCCTTGTCATCTCCAGTTTTTTTAGCTGTTTCCAAAATAAGAGATCTTGGATTAGCAGGATGTTTAACAATACCACACCCAGAAAACAAAAGACCTCTTAAAACCCTAGCTATCTCACCTTTCGCAATTTCGCGGCCTTTTCTTAAAACCTTTGCCATTCTACCTATAAATTTATCCGATGCAATACCTAAAGCTTCTGCGTCTTTTCGTGACATAATCAAGTCACCTATTTTAATATCAAAATCACTAAAATAAGTTTCCATAGACAATTTCCATTTATTCTTTTTTATCTCTTCTGCTAATTCTGGAAACCGACTTTTATAAATAATACCACCTATCATAATATCTAAATCTTTAGAATTTAATTCGGATTCTGATAAATCTTTCAATGAATTAATATCAACTTTATTTCCCTCTCTATCTACAAAAGCACTTGAGTAAATATGTCCAATAATACTAGTCTCATCATGTTCAATATCTAAAGCCTTGTTGTTAATTGTAGCAAACGCTTTAACTAATTCAGAAGGCAAAAAATAAGCTTTGTTTAAATTAGCCCCAGATGAAACAAATATTCCAGAAAAAAACAACATATCAGGCGTTTTATTTTCAGGAAACTTTACTACTGAAGCTACTTCACGTTGCAACTCTTCAGTTTCTTCTATTAACTGAATTTCAGCTTCCATCAAAAAATGATCACGTGTATGTTCCACAATTATTTCCCCCTCTTAAATAAACACACTTCTCAACTATAACGGTTAGTTTATTCAACTCTGTTTATTTTAAATTTTCGATAAATCCTTCTAGAAATGCTAAAAACTGATTTGAATCCATACGCTTTGCAGCTTCATTGATTATACTTTTTATATCGATGCTAGCTGCCTGCGGTGTCAATCCCAAAAGTTCCATCTAACACTAAAGGTAATTCTTTTTTCATGTTGTTAAATTCATTCGGAAAATCAAATCCTAATTCTTCCATCGCAGTCTGGTACGACAACATGCGCCTATCCACCAATTGCGATATGGTGCTCATGTATAAAATAATGTCTCTTAAAACTGTATTATCCCACCTGACCTTTGGAAATCTAGATAATCCAGCAGCTTCAGCTATCTGGCGATATTCTTTATAAATCCAATGCTCTACTTGCCGCCTAGCATAATTTATTTCTTCAACAACAGATTTGACTATTAAACCAGCTTCAGCTGGATTAACATTAGTAATTCCATCAACTAAAGCGCGGGACATCGCTAAACCACCGCTAATATCCTCATTCACTTGCTTGTATTTATCTTGCCCTAAAACAGCTTCTATTTCTGGTGAAACTATTTTTTCTATCTCTAGCGTATGGTTCCATACAACATCAAATGATTTCGAAGAGGTATTAAATAATTTAGCTACTGTAGCTAGCTGTGCTTGATCAGTGCATGGATAATCATCGTTACCAATGGTTATTTTAAGAATATAATTAGTAATACCGTCTAACGTGCTTAAATCTGCTTCGCGAAGAGATTTTTTATATTCCAACGAATCAAACACTTTGGCTCCGCGTGGTTTAGGGTATCTTTCATAAGGTTGTTTTCTGTAATCAACAGCACCTACAAACATTGGGTCTAATACTATGCCGCCCCCTTGTTCTATGGACTTCTTAAAATCACTAGGTAATAATTTTAAAATAAGTTTTTCATCATCTGTTAATTCTGATTGTGGTTTTTGAATCAAAGCTTTTAATTCATTAGATGGTTGTAAAGTTACCTTACTTTTATCAAATAACAAACTACCCTCAATAGTTACTAATAGCGGATTCAAAACGGTATATGCTATAGGCATATACCCTTTTGACCATACTCTTTTTTTAGCAGCTAATTCTAACTTTATGTCCCTATCTTCTTTTTTACGTCCGTCTAATAATTTTAAACGTTCGTCTAAACGCTTCAATCTAGCCGCATGTAGTTTTTTAGCCCTGTTTGTAATGGATATTAAATCTCCGCGCGCTTTTTTAGCCCCAGGAATAGGCGACATATAATTAAGACCTGGATCATACTTACCTATAATTTTATAAGTACGTACCATACCGACTCTAAAAAAATCAAAAAATATCCAATCTAATACTTGTTTAAAATTAACATCAAAATTCCAAGTGTCATAAAAAGCTTTTATTTTATCATCGTCTATATCATTTTCAAATCCCTTAGAAGCTAAATTAGACAGAATATCTACGTGAGAGCCATAATAATCAAAATCATAATAATATTGTATCGCTTTATTATATAAATCTTTAGCGTCTAATTTAGAAGGACTTTGAGAAGTACTTAAATCTAAAAACGATCTATCTAAAACATCTCTACGAATAGTTGAAGCGTATATAGGAGAGCGTGCCGTAATTGAAGCATCATCCGGCAACGACGCTAAAACTCTTTTAGTAGGCTCTAAATAAAAAGTAGATTTACCACTAGTGTCATCTACCTCTATTTTTTGAATTCCCACTTCTGGGTATTCTTTTTTTAAACTAGCTGTTAATTGTTCTAGTTCTTTGGAATCCATTCTCACCTCATTATACTTTATCTATTATATCAGAAGAACCTTTACGCCGCCATACGTCAGCTATATCAAAACCGCCTTTAGCAGCAACAAGTCCTCCTAGAATAGCAGCGAATTGTACACCATGAATCCCAAAAAGGATTAGGACAAATAAAAAACCTTTTTTTCTCTACAGCAATTGCTGATATAGACGATAAATCACTTGAAATATCATCTTCTAACCTATCTATTCGTGTACTAATACGTTCAATTACTGCATTAACATCAATGGTTTTTTTATCATCATGTGTTTTTATTTGTACCTGATCTTCTGACATAAAATATCTCCTTAATTTATCAATAATTCCCTATAAATAAAGGTTAGTTAATTACGCCTAATTTTACTCTTCAACACAGCTGCAGATAAATATGACGGACCATCAACCACACCTTCCTTAGAATTAACGTTAGTCACTGTACTAAACGAAGACCCTGTCCGATGCGGTCGTATATAACCGGTAGAAAATAATTCAGCTGCTGCACTATCTAATGTTCTACTCAATTCTTTAATCCCCCAGCATGCCAAAACCAGCGCAGAATACAAGTCTTTATTTTGTCCTTTTTTAGGCGTATCAAAATGAGCCGCACCACGAGAAGTCTGAGTCACTACAATACTCAATAATTGAGATTTTAATACATGTATTTCTTCATATAATTTTTCTTCCAAAGCATTAGCAGACATCGGCAATGAAGGAAATAAAAGCGATCTATTTTCAAAAAGCGACAAAGTATCAAAATTAGCATCAGAGATCCAACTAGGTGTTGGATTTACTAATTGTAATATACGCAATGCGCTATTATCATCTGTTATAACATCCTCTAATTCTATTATTGGTGGTTTATTATTATATCCTTCCCTTAATAAATCTCGCATAGATTTACCCCCACCTTGTGAGTCCATAAAAATACGTTTTAAATTAAACGCTTCAGTCAGCCGTTGAACTTCCATAACCATCTCTTGTAAAGTTTTCTTTTTAAGTTCTACTACATAAACTATTTTTGCTGGCACGGTTAATTTAATTATCACTATACCGCATGAGGCATTACCGCCTTGGTTGGGGTCTATACCCATCACATATTCAAATTTGTTATCCCCAGCAACTTCTATAGTAAAAGCGCTTTTTGAAGTAGCCGCCTCTAACAACGAGGCTTTAAAAAAACCATCACTATCGGATACCATTTTAGCTTCGTACTCGATCTGAAATTCTATTCTTGACATGGTTCGTTTCGCTTCTTTTATATTCTCTTCATCTAAAAACCCTTTAGGCAATACTTGATAAGGTACTTGATGAACTGCATATTTAGACCCTTCTCCCTCTTCAATAGCACGCCAATAGGATTTCATTCTATCCCACATATGATTAAATTTAAAATAACCAGATGAAGTCATGATCATTTTATTTGCAGTGTTCCCTTGTAAACTAGACTTATCAATCAAGCCTTCATTAATCATACGTAATTGCCGCTCATGCTCTCTAACTCGCTGCATAGGTTCTAATGTAACTGCTGCCATTGGGCGTAAAACCATATCAATTATTTGAGGAGGTACTTGAGCTAATTCATCTATTTCTATTAAATAAAAACGAGACCCTCTAATTTTAGCACCATCAACACCGATAGGCAAAGCCTCTATGAAACTACCGTTTGACTTATCTGTACCTTTGAATCTCAAATTACACGTGTCTGCACCCCTAACCGGACGCTTTTCACAAGCTTCTCTTAGAATAGAAGACCTCTGATACAACTTTTCAATTTCAGAAAATATCATTTTACTTTGTCGAAAAGAACTACTTACTAAACCAACTCTATATCCTGGATACAAAAGTGCGTGCAACACAGCATTTACACCAAGTAAAAAGGTGTTGTGATTAATAAACCCATTAGAAAAATAATTTGGTTCCTCATCCTCAACCATATCCATTTCAAAATCATAACAATCACCTATCCAGTCTTCTATCGCTACAATAGTATCAAAAAAATAATAATGCTCTGCTATATTATAAAGATTGTTTAAATA